GATGGTCTCTATTTTGTGAAGGCTCTCAATGATTCCAAGCGTAAATGCCTCGTTCAGTTGAACGGTGTTAAGATTTTGGACTCTTCAGGTGATATTGCTATAAATCTTGAGTCTGAGAAGAACATTGCCAAGATTCAAGCGATTGATACTGAGAATCTCGGTGCCGCTGTTGAGAATGCTGAGACTTGGTTTGGTAAGAAGCTCAGTGAAAAGGTTGTTGAGGGTGCATACACTTCCAGTATTGCAGACGGTCAACTTACAGGGGAACGTATTGAGGTTATGAAGATTTTCAATGTTGAGCAGGAGGAGGTGGATTTTGAGAATGTTCATCCCGAGAAGTCTTGTGATGTCATTCTCGAATTTGCGGGTCTTTGGTTTGCTAAGAAATCTTTCGGATCTTCGTGGAATGTTGTCCAGGTCAGGCTTCGCCCAGACCCAATTCTTGACACTTACCCAGACGGATATGCTTTTGTCAGTCTTTCGGATGATGAACAGTAAAAAAAATTGTTAACCTAATATAAAACATGATGAAGAAGGGTCGTACCCAAAACTTACTTATGGTCCTCGCCGTTGTCGCACTGGTCTATGTTCTCTTTACTCTTAACAACAAGTCTGAGTATTCTATTAAGGAGCGTGAGTTCGCTGCTGTCGGTGCCGGTCCCTCTGCTGGTCCCTCTGCCGCCCCTGTTGCCAACGGCTCTGGCTGTGGTATGGAGAATGGTGTTGGTCTTGCTTCTTCTCTCCTCCCCCGTGAGGTAGCTTCCCAGGAGGACTTTGGTGAGTTCGCTCCCGAAGATATCCTCGCTGGTCAGAACTTCCTTGAGCCCCGTGCTCAGGTTGGTTTCCCCGAGTCCGTTGGCGGTGCCCTCCGTAACGCTAACCAGCAGATCCGTGCCGAGCCTCCTAACAGCAAGGATCCTTTCGTTTGGAACAACTCCACCATTGTTCCCGATACCATGATGCGCCCCCTTAACTAAATACTTAAAGATTAGATCTTACTTTTATATAATAAATATGTCAGTACCAAGTGAACTTTCTGAGAGCGTATCTAAGCTTGTAGATCTCACAAAGCAACTTTCTGACGCAAAATCTGATATCAAAATCCTAAATCAAGAAGAAAAGAGACTGAAGGAGTCTGTGAAGAAGCATATGATTTCTCAGGGTATCGATACCATTAACCTCAGGAAGGGAAAGATTAGCATTCGTAAGAGTGTCCGAAAGTCTGGAATCAATAAGGATGCTATTAAGGATGGACTTCTTAAGTTTTTCGGTGGAGATGAAGCTAAAGTGGAGGGTGCTTTAAACGCCATCCAGGACGGTCTAAAGACCAAAGAGTCCACTTCTATTTCGTTAACCGGTATAAAAGATAAACCCTCTAAAGAAGATAAGTAATAACCATGGTTTGGAGCCAATACGTATACGAAGCTACCGCTTACAACGATGTTGTTGGTAGTGATGACGATGAATACAACGATGACACTCCTCTTAATATTGAAGACTGGGAAGTCCAATATTCAGATGAACTACGATACATGTGGAATATGATTAACACATTGGCATATGATGCTCATATGAATCATTCAGGAGAATTTTGTGATTTTGTAGAGTTTTGTTCTACGGAGCATATGCCTCATCCAGAACGCACTATTTGGGAATATGAAGAACAGACCGGGTGGTATGAAGAGAGACTTTCCCATATATGGAAAAATCTCAGGCGTGCTATTAATGAAAACGGTCTTCATGAAGAAATGATGAGAGGTGCTACGTTTAATAACTTTACTCGTTTCGTCAAAAATTATATGCATCTATATTAAATGTTCTCCGTCCCCGATATCACCTCGCAAAAAGTTGCCCTCCCTGCAGCCCTTTTTTTGGCTCTAAGCCCCGGTATTCTTGTGACTACCGCGGGCAAAAACGTGAAGTTTATGAACGGCAAGACCAATCAGATGACCGTTATGTTTCACGCGCTTGTGTTCTTCCTTGTGTTCAGCCTCGTCGCGCGCTGCATGGGTCTCGTGCTCACCAAGACCGATCTTCTCGTGACCACCTCTCTCTTCATCGCCCTCTCCCCAGGTCTTCTTCTTACCCTCCCTCCTGGCTCGGGCGGTGTCTTCCAGTCGGGACAAACCAGTATCCCTGCCGCTGTGACTCACGCGGTTGTGTTCGCTGTGGTGTTCGCGTTACTTCGCAAGCAATTTCCTCAGTTCTACTAAGTAGGAGAATGAAGTACCTCGTTTTGGGTCCCGCTTCAATGGGGATATTCTCAATGATTGGAGTCTTAAAAGGACTTGAATCTAAATTGGTAGATGTGAAGGAGATTTCCGGATCATCAGCTGGTTCAATTATAGCTTTATTCTTAGCATTGGGGGTATCTATTGATGAAATACTAAATATCGCACTCACATTCAATATCCCCGAATTTGTTAAAATACGTATAGGCTCCTTCTTTACCAAATTTGGATTTGTTGATTTAGATCCTATACGTGACAAAATTGTCGAATTGTGTGGGTGTGACCCTACATTTGAAGAATTAGATATGAAAATATACATTTCAGCATACTGTTTAAATACTTCAACTACGGAGTATTTTTCACGTGATACTCACCCTAAAATGAAAGTAATTGACGCTGTATGTATGAGTATGGCTATACCTCTCATATTTGCGTGTGGTAAATATGAAGGTAAAACATACGTTGACGGTGGTACACAGGAAATATATCCCCTCTCACCATTTTTAGATAAAAAACCATATGAAATTACATGTGTTAAATTAAAAATGGATAAGATTTACCAAGAAGAAATAAACACACCAAGACAGTTTGTAGAGTCCCTCGTTCGTGCAACTATTGTAAATAGAAGTGAGCATAATAAGGATGTAAACTTGGTTGAAATTGATATTGGTGAAACTAATGTGTTTGATTTCAATATGTCGTATGAAGATAAAATTAAACTATATAATTTAGGATATAAAACTATAAAATAATTCGTTACACTTTTTTGTTAACTTAATATATATAATGGATGCGTGTGATCCAAACGCGGATATAGCAAATCTCCGCCAGCTGATCAAAACCAACATCGGAGTAGATGTTAAGTTAACAAAAGATGAAATATGTCAGGCGTACGAGGATATCCAGGGAGGTAAGTTACCCTTACCCCCTTTAGTCATGAACTCCAGTCGTACTTATCTGGTGGACAAGAAGTCACCTTTAAAACCAAATGATTATGAGTTACTCTTCGATTCTACCACAAAGCGCACAGACCTCAAAAGGATTGCGCGTAAGGTTGATCTTAAGAATGTTGATCAAATGACTAAAATCCAGATTGTTGGCGCAATCGGTAAACGCTTGCGTTACATGAAAGTGCACGAACCTGTCAAGTTTGCCAGGAAGTCTCGTGTAACTGTTAACAAATACACAGCAGTGAATGCCAGCACTAACACAGCAGTGAACAATGTTAATAATACCAACTTAGTGAACAATGGTTTGAATACTAACCGAACGAACAATGGTTTGAACACTAATAGGAACAACGGTTTGAACACCAATAGGAACAATGGTTTGAACACCAATAGGAACAATGGTTTGAATACTAACCGAACGAACACCAGTAGGAACAACGGTTTCAACAACAGCCCTCGTGCTTCCAACGGTGCCCGACCTAATGTGTTTATGAGGAATAAAACACTGAACAACAAGAATGTGTTTAAACAGGGGAGAAAACCCGCTTTTTTAGGTGGTAATCAACGCGCTGTCCGCGAACCTATTGTTGCACAGGTGAGGAGAAATAACGCTCCAGTAAACGTTCGAGTGAATAACACCCCCAAGAACAAGCCCGGTTTTCTTGGAGGTCTTTTTGGCAAAAAGAACTATATTCCCGCCAAAAAGTTTAGTGGTGAGAAGAAGGGTTATGCTTTTAAAACCGGCAACAAGGGATTAGGCTACTATAAAAATAACGGCGGACCGGAACCCACTGTGGGTCCACCCCAAGGTCCAGCTTTACCTACCAAGAACAATCTTAAACCAGTCCCAACTACACTCCCAAACGGAGATTTAACCATACAAAACGCAGTTGCCAAAATTAAACAGATGGGTCTCAGACGTGAGAAGAAGTTTTTAGAAAAGTTAGAACTTGGAGGGGTCGCGAAAAAGGTGGTAGTTGCTGAAGCTGAACTGTATTTAGAAGAGGAAAAAAGGTTCCTCGCTTTCGTAGATGGTCTTAAACTACTCCCAATAGAGAGTGAATACATCAAACAACGTATGGCTGTAGATGAACTCCAACAACTGAGGGTTGAAGCTCAGATGAAGGCTGATGAAGGAGCTAACATAGAAAGGAGTAATGAGGAGAAGATGGCTATGTTTTTAGCATCTACCAAACTTAGCCAGGAAGACAAAAACGCTTTCTTAGCGAGAGCGAGAAGAGGTAACTCTAATGTTGATAATTTGATTTTGGAAATTAAGAAATTAATATCCAATGAGATGAATCGTGTTCTCAATAAGAAGAGACAGGAGTTTAAGAATCTCCTTAAGGACTATAACAAACTGAGTGATAAGGACAAGGAGGATCTTGTTAAATCAGTGAGTCAAAATACAACCACAAACTCTATGAAAAATATGGCTGAAAAACTAATTAAGAAGAGGATCGAGGAGAAGAAGACCGCCACGGCTCAAAACCTTCTTTCATTCCTCACACCCCTCAAAATCAACCAAGCTAACAAAAATACGTTTGTGAAGCGTTTCAAGAATGACGATGTTAACGTGAATACTCTAAAGAAGGAAGCCCTAAACATGGAGAAATCTCGAATGTCTGGAAATGTTGAGAATCTTCGTGTGAAGCTTAATACACGCCTGAGTGAGATAGGTCTCAATCAGGTAAATCAAAATGTAATTACGAAGAAGTTTCGTAATGGTAACATGAATGTTGAAAAGTTAATTCAAGAGGCTAAGCAGTTGAAGGCTATGAGAAACGCGGAATCCGGTAACAAAGCTACACAAGAATACATTTCTTATTTGGGAACTCTCGCCAATCTAACCAATGAGGATAGGAAAGAATTACTAAGAAATGGTAACTTAAACCGAAACAAGGCTCTTAATCTCTCTAAGAAGCGAGCCACTGAAAAGAAGGAAAGGAACAAGAAAGACTTCATCGGGTTCCTTGCCGAGTTAGGTCTTACCAATGAAAATAGAACTACTATGATTAACAAGTACAATGCTAATAAGTTAAATGTCGAGGTTCTCAAAAAAGAAGCTATTGGGCTTAGGAGTGGTAAGATTTCTGAAAAGAAGGCGAAACTTCTGGCTCACATGAACACTCTTGGTGAAGTTCTTACATCAGAAAATCGCGGAAGGTTATTAAATCGCGTTGAAAATACAAATCTCAACACTCTAAAGGCTAATGCCAATGGAATTGCTAAGAAACGTATAGGTGAGAAACAAAATAAGGAAAGAAAAGAGTTAGAAGCCTATATCAATAGTTTAGGTCTCGGAGTGAACAATAAACGAAGCATTCTGAATCAAAATCCTACACTTAATAATGGTAAGCGTTTAGCCAACACCAAAGTAAAAGAGCGGATGGGTCAAAAGCAAAACATTAAAAACAGGAAAAACTTGGAGAATTATATCAACAGTTTGGGTCTCAATACGAATGATAAGGTAAACATTCTTAATAAAGATCCTAATCTACCCGAAGGTAAGAGATTGGCTAACAATAGACTTCAGATGAAAATTAGAGAGAAGAGGAATAAGAATAAAACAGCTTTATCCATCTACCTCAATAAGTTGGGTCTCAAGAATACCGAGAAGAACCAATTTCTTACAATTATGAATAGTCCAAATGCAAATGTGAATAATATTAAGCGGAGGGCTAATGCATTCATTCAAAATAAGAAGACGCAAAAACAACGATCAAATCGGGAAGAATTTGAAGAATATCTTATGCAGATGAATCTCACTAACGAAGAGAGATTTCAATTCATAGATATAGTCACACAGACTAACAATACTGATGTGAATTCTCTTAAGAGAAAAGCTAATACATACCTATCTGAAAGAATT